TCATCAAGGACAACGTTGGCTTCGGAGAATGGGATTGGGATGCGCTGGCGAACGAATGGGATGCGGGGGATCTGGGGGAGTGGGGCGTGGACTTTCCTGGCGCGGAGATCGATCCAATCGAACCGCCCGCGCTATCCGATGCCCCGAAGCCCGTGTTTCAGCAGATGACATTCACTCTGCACGATACGCAGGCCGAGACGGTGAAGTCGGCAATGGAGAGGGCCAAGGCCGCAGGCGCATCCGAGAGCGATGTGAACGAGAACAGCAACGGCAACGCGCTGGCGTACATTGCCGCGCACTTCCTGAATGGGTAGGGCAAAGGACATACGGGTGATGCCCATTGCGGCCAAGGATGCGAACGCATTGGTCAAGCGGTGGCACTATTCGGGGAAGGTCGTTAACAACTCCCAGCTCCACCTCGGCGTGTTCCTTGACGGAAAGTGCGGTGGGGTGATGCAGTTCGGACCGTCCCTTGACAAGCGCAAGATTATGGGCCTCGTGGAAGGGAAAGGGTGGAACGAGTTTATCGAATTGAACCGAATGGCCTTTGCCGATTGGCTCCCGCGCAACAGCGAAAGCCGGGCTATCGGCTACGCCTTCCGATGGATGCGCAAGCAATATCCGCACATCAAGTGGTGCGTGAGCTTTGCAGATGGCACACAGTGCGGTGATGGGACGATATACAGGGCGAGCGGCTTTGTACTGACTTCGGTAAAGGTCAATGACTCGATGTGGGAACACACCCGCACAGGAGAGCGAAGGCAGGATATGCAGTTCTTTCACACTGGAACGCTTCAAGAGCGAAAAAATGGGCTTTGGCGCAAAGTGCAAGGACACATGCTGCGCTACCTCTACTTCATCGATCCCACAGCACGCCAACGCCTGACCGTCCCCATCCTTCCGTTCAGCGAGATAGAGAAACGCGGTGCAGGAATGTACCGAGGCAAACCCAAAACAAGCGCCGGTAGCTCACCGGTAGAGCACCCCACTTCCGGTGGGGAGGCAGGCGGTTCGATTCCGACCCCGGCGCTCAACTCAAACACGGCCTAAAGACGGATGGCACGCAAGGTTAAGCAACCCCACGGCGGATCCATCACGCTGAAAGAGAAGGGCGACCCAGGGGGGCCCGGACGCCCCCCGAAGCTCTTGTCCTCCATCGTTGCCGAGCTGCGCGCCAAGGGGTACGAGCGGGCAACAGCGAACAACGTGGTCGAAGCCTTCGAGACCCTGCTGAACGTGCCCGAGGATGTGCTCACGGAAATGATCCAGGACAAGGCCAAGCCGATGAGCCTCCGCATCGTTGGGAAAGCCATGATGACGGCCAAGGGATGGGAGGTGCTTCAGGCCATGCTTGACCGTGCTCACGGAAGGGCCAGGCAGCAGGTGGACATGGCCGCATCGGTGAGCGGTTCGGTGCCGACCATCATGGTCCAGGTTCTGCCCCCATCGCCGAATGTCGGAGGGTGATACCGGGCTGATCGTGCGGCCCGAGAGCGGCATCCGGCCGCTCGGGCAGGGAGCCTCCGACACGTGGCACCTTCTGCATGACCAGCAGCACACCGAGATCTTCAGTGGTGGCTCGGCCGGCCCGGGCAAGACGTTCTTGATGTGCCTGTGGGAGGCGGTCAGTGCCCTGAGGTACCCCGGCACCGCGGGCGTACTCTTCCGCGCGACCGCCGAGAACCTGCGCAAGTCCACCATGCTCACGTTCTTCGAGGTGCTCACAAAGATGCGCCTGGTGGCCGGGGAGCACTACACGTTCAACGAGGGCAAGTCGATCGTCACCTGGTGTACCGGGAGCACCACGCAGTTCGACTACCTGGCCTACCAGCCGAGCGACCCGAACTACTCAAGGCTGGGCGGCCGTGCGTACACGAGGGCGGGCATCGACGAGGCCAACGAGGTGGAGGAGCTGGCCGCGGACAGCGTATCGAGCCGCCTGCGCTACCGCCTGACTGACTTCTGCCACTCGTGCGCCGCCCAGGACATGGCCATGCGCAGCAAGGTGGTGGACGTGGACGAGGAGACCGGCCTTCCGATTCTCTGGGAGTGCTACCGCTGCAAGACCTGGACAAAGGGCCTGCTGCCCAAGCTCCTGCTCACGGGCAACCCCGGCGAGTATTGGACGAAGTACCGCTACGTGTTCACCAAGGAGGGGGATCCGGTGCAGCTTCCCCCGCACCGGGCTCGGGTGCTGATGCTGCTGGATGACAACCCGGACAAGGCGTTCGTGGCCAGCTACCGAAAGCAGCTCGAGAAGATCGACGACGAGTACCAGCGCGCGCGCCTGCTCAACGGGGATTGGCTGATCCAGCCGCGCACCGGCAAGGAGTTCCTGCACGCCTTCCAGAGCACCAAGCACCTGGGGCGCATCCCGTACAACCCCGATCTGGCCCTGCACGTGACGTGGGACTTCAACGCCCACCCATACATCACCTGCCTGGTCGCCCAGGTATGGCCCGAGCCGGGCACAGGGCGCTGGCGGTGCCACTTCCTGCAGGAGATATGCCTCCCGCACCCAGAGAGCCACCCGGAGGCCGCGTGCAAGGTGCTGAGGCACGAGCTGACGGAGGGGCGGTACGCCGGGCACAAGGCGGGCCTCTACATCTACGGGGACGCCAGCGGCAAGAACCGCCAGTCGGTGGTGGTGGACGGTATCTTCCACAACTACGACATGATCGAGCGGGAGCTTTCCCCGTGGATGCACAACTACTCCATGCGGGTGATCAAGCGCAACCCCAACCACGGGGTGGTGCGGGACTTCTGCAACGGCTACCTGTCCGGCAGGCTGAAGTGCTGGGTGACCTTCGACCCGGGCATGACCAACACGGTGCGCGACATGATAATGGTCAAGGAGGCCGCCGACGGATCGATCCTGAAGGTGTACGAGACCGATCGCAAGACCGGCGTACGGTACGAGAAGTACGGGCACTGCCTGCAGGCGCACTACTACCTGACGGTGTCGGTGTTCGAGGAGGAGTTCGCGCATTTCGTGCGACGGTAGCGGCTACATTCGCCCCACCATCGCACCATGAAAGACCTCATCGAACGGTTGCCAACGGTACTGCGGGCCGTTGACGGCAAGGAGCAGCACCGCGACTACAAGCGGGTGGTGGAGTTGAGCCGGGACTACTACCGGCCGCTCATCACGGGGCGCGGCATCGGGCACCTGCTCAAGCGGTTCAACCGTCGGGAGGACGAGGAGGCCTACAAGCAGCGCCTGTTGCTCACCCAGATCATCACCCCGTCGATCCACAACACGATCATGGGGCCGCTGCGCAAGGTCTCCTCGGTGAAGCCAACGGTGGACCGCGCGGACTTCGGTCCGCAGGCCAAGACCGACAACGAGGAGCTGGCCCGGCTGGTGCAGGACTTCTACGCTGGCAAGAATGTGGACCACTACCTCGGCTCGGTGCTGCTGGACCAAGGGGCGATCGACCCGAACGCCTTCTGCCTGATCGGCTTCGAGGAGTTCGACCCGCGCACGGAGAAGCCGTCGGTGTACCCCACCGTGGTCTCCAGCGAGGACGCATGGAACTTCGGCTACCGGAACGGGGAACTGGAGTGGCTGCTCGTCCACCGGTCGATCAAGTACAAGACCAAGGAGGCGCCCGCGCCGACCACGGGCAAAAAGAAGTCCGCCAGCGGCGAGGCCCCGAAGACCGTCGAGAAGGACGGCCACTGGTTCTGCGCCTACCTGAAGGACCATCAGGTGGCGTTCACGCAGGTGGACCCAGCAACGCAGTCGTTCACCATCGAGCACGTGCTCGTGGACGCCAAGGGACGGCCGATGCCCGAAGACCTGAGCGGATTGGTGCTCGGGGATGGCGCGGACTACTTCTATCGGGTGAGCAGCAACGAGGTGTACCGCGTGCGCTTCTACGACCAGAAGAGCGGCATGGTGCAGGCGTTCCGCATCGGCTTTGTGCCCGATCCGGAGACCATGGGGCGCACCTGTGTGAACTTCTGGCACGCGGCCTTGCCGTACATGCTCAAGGGCATCAAGGCTGGCAGCGAGCTCGACCTGACGGCGGCCCTCCATGCCTTCCTGCAGAAGCTCCAGTACGCCAACCCGTGCAAGGGCTTCGTGGACGAAGCTGGCCACAAGTGGGACTGCCACAACGGCTACGAGGCGGGATCCACAAACCTGTGCAAGAAGTGCGGCGGCTCGGGATGGGACGTGATCACGACCGCGCAGGACCACATCACGATGCGCCTCCCGCGCACGAAGGAGGAGTTCCTGGACCTGGCCAACCTGGTGCACTATGTGCCCCTCCCGGTGGAGGTGCTGACGTGGCAGGACGGCTATGTGGACAAGCTGGAGGCGAAGTGCTACCGGGCCGTCTACAACACCGAGCGGTTCAGACAGGACCAGGTGCAGGCCACCGCAACGGGCGAGATGATCGACCTGCAGTCGGTGTACGATGCCATCCGCCCGTGCGTGCATTGGTGGAGCCAGTCGCGGGTCCGCATCTACCGGCTGGCGGCGACCTTCGTGATGGGGTCCGAGAAGACCAAGACCCTGGTGGTGGCGCACAGCATGCCGCGCAACCTGCGCTACGAGACCACCGCGGACATGGTGGCGCTGCGCAAGTCGATGAAGGAGGCTGGGCTTTCCGGCGGGATGCTCATGCAGGTGGATTCAGACCTGCTGGAGCACCTGTACGTTGACGACCAGCAGGCACTGAAGCGGGCGCGCACGATGCTCGCGTTCGACCCCTTCGGAGGGAAGGACGAGGCCACGTGCATGCAGCTCATCAGCCAGGACTTGACCACCCGCCGGGTGAAGGTGTTCTGGGCTAACATGGCCTTCGTGTTCGTGGAGGCCGAGGGCCGTGCGGCGGCGGACGGCAAGGACTTCTACGAGTTGTCCCGGACGCTCCAGCAGAAGTACATCGACGT